ATCTGCCTTATCGAAAGCGAGCTTCATTTTAATCAAGTCAGCCAGTGATAAGGATTCGTTAGGACCTATAGCTTTGAATCGGTGAGCTTGACCGTTGATGGTATTAGCGGCGTTAGGTGTCTGAGCGCCATTCAACACTGCCAAGGCACGGGTCTCGAAGTTCTCCTGAATAGCACGGGTAGCGGAGCGACCACGAGCAGCAAGGAGGGTTTCAATCTGAGAACCATCTTGACGTAGTTTATCAGTGATGTACCAAGCATCGCCAACATAATCAGTGATGGATAAGGTTACGTTACCAGTTTCAATTGCGGTGTACACCAAGGCAGAGTCTTCTTCTACTTCTTGGATGTTCGCTTCACCAATGGTTTTGATGTTAAGCGTGGTTCCGTTACCGAAATCAGAAACATCTCGGTAAAAACCATCTGGCAACATACCATCTTGCAAGTTCTCAAGGATGAATTGAGAATACTGTTGTGCCTCAATGAATGAGGTGTTTAAGCCTGAAGTAATCATTATTTATTAATTCCTAATCGTTCATTAACTTTAACAGCAGAGGCGCGCCATGAGTCCAGCATTTGCTGTGTACCCCCATGTGCCATTCCACTACGAGCCGGGGTTGAAGGAGCTGGGGTTAAAAACGCATCTGTTCTAAGTGAACCCTTAGGGACGTTAGTAGGCGCTTTATCCTCAATTCCAAATAGTTTAAACACCGCTGAGGGGCTACGTTGGGCTAACAGGTTAATCTCTGTTCTACCAAGACCGAGTTCAGCAGCTTTTGTGTAAAAGGATTCACCAGCGGCTTCACCATACACTTGTTTCAACTTGTTAACCACTGTAGCAGTATTGGCGTCAGCTAGTTTCTTAGCTTCCAGCCCTTGTACCGTCTGGGCAACAAGGCTTGCAATGTCTACCTGTTCAGGTTGTGTAGGGGCAGCTACTGTGGGAGCAGGTACGACCTCTGAAGGTTTAATTGCGTTAAGTACCTCTTCCAGTGTACGCGCTTTGGTCGTGGCGTCACGTAAGGTAGAGTTCTCTGATTCGATTGTCTTGATGTGAGCCTGAGCGTTAGCTAAAGCCTTCAAGGCAGCCTCTACAGAAGCATACTTAGGTTTACCAGTGTCATCAGTGATCTGAGCCAGTAATGGGTCGATTGCTGGAGTTTGTGGAGCAGTGATTTCTGGTGTTGGTGTAAATAGGTTATCAGTCATGGTCTGACTATTCTCTTAGGGTTATTAGGGTTTTTAAATCTAGTAAAGCTTTTTCTTGTCCAATCAAGTAAGCCTGATATTCCCCCCAAGCGGGGGATTCAAAGGTCTTCCTGTCTGTACGTTCTTTCGTTAAGGCTAATAGTTTAACATCAATGAGTCCCTGTAGTTGTTCAAACAGATGGTAAGAGGTATTAAAGCTTTCTGACAGGGCAGTAGTGTCTTTGTCAGACAATCCCTTAGTCCATTCCAAACTTAATTTCAATTACTGGCCTCCTGTTGGATCAGTGCCGGGGACTGGCGTTGATTGCTCTACTTGCGCTTGCTCAACAGCCGCAGCTTGTAGTTTCTGTGTTTGTACTTGTTCAGCGATTGCAGCATTAGGACGTATAATATTGAATCGTCCAATCTGTAGCGCATCTTGTAGTAAGTTAGCTAATTTAATACTAGAGACATGTGGAGCTATTAGCCCCATTAAGCCACCCATCGCTAGCTGGTTTAAGTTCTGAACTAACTGAGCTTGTTGGGAGAAGTGTCTAGCGCCAATAGGGCGTAACTTACCACGAGCAGTTATGTCATCTTTCGTTATCTCTAGGAATGCTTCTACACCTAGGTCGTCATCCATCACCCTTGCAATGTCTAGGCCGTTGAGGTTCTGACGACCATCGGCTAGCATCATGTTAAGGAGGGGTTCTAAGACATTAATCTCGAAGTTAATAGTCTTCTCTTGGAAGATACGACCCGCTGCATTATCTAAACTCTGCACTTCAAAGGCAGTTTTCTCACCGGGAGTACGTATACCCATAGCTTGTTTAGGAGCACCTGCCATCTCCTCCATAGTTGCCTTGAGCATCTCAATTTCGTTCTGAGCACCCATAACCCCTTGTAAGGAAGTACCAAGCTCAGATACGTCACCATCCCCTTCGAGGAAGATGCGACCACCCGGTTCCCAGTCAAATGGGTTAACATCACCTTTGATCTTCAACATAGGTTGTACAGCTAAATCTTGAGCATCCGCTTTAAGGTTCTCTAAGTGATCCAGTCTATATTGCATACCTACTAAGTTATCTAAAGGTCCCATACCATATAAATTATCTGGACGCTTTCTCCAAACTACACTAGCAATGTTTGACTTACCAGTCCAGTTCTTAATCTTACCCTTACTGACCGTAATTGAACGATCAATAATAACAATCTCCTGATGCTCACCATGCTCCCCTGTCACTTGGTCATAGTAATCCCCATAGAACGTGAGCACTTCGATGTAATCGCTTCCTAGATACGCTACAAGCGATCCGAAGCCATCGACTTGGTAGGCTTGTACTCGGCTTTGATCTTTACGATCTAACCCCATCAAATAACCCCTAGCAGCAATAGCACGTTTCAATGCAGAATCCCACTTAGGATCGTGTACTGCTAATTGCTTTGCCTCACCTATCGTAATCATCTTCCTAACAATCTTAGGTGATTTCTCAAAAGATACTGCTAAGGGGTTGAATACAATATCCAATGGGCTAATACGTACAGCTTTAGGTCCAACATAGCCTGTTAGGGTTTCACCTTCATCGTTTGTAAAAGTATTATCTTCATAATCACTCATTGCAAATGCCATACCATAATCGATATAGTCATAGAGGAGGTCCGAGGCAGTATCCCTCATGTTTCCTTCTATAATCTTATTAGACATGTACGCAGTGATTGCTTGGACCTTCCCACTAGTTGCATCATCATCGGAGTACCCCTCCCAAGCAAACCAGTGATCGTTAGGGAACAAGGCACTGATATAATTGGAGTGGAGGTTATCACGAATCTGACAGAGCTTAGGAACGGTAGTTTTATTCTTCCAAGGAAGGGCCGAGTTACTAGTCGTAGATGTATCTGTTGAAAAGATATAATTACGTAACTCATTCCATTCCTGTATCTTAGGCTGCCTTGCAGTGTTCCAAGTATTCCATAAGAACCCAATCTTGTTCCCGATTGAATCAGAATACTGAGAAAACTTAGTGCTTAGATCAGCAACTGTACCTGCCATATTAAATCCTATTCGTGTATGCGACTCCGCCGAAACGGCTTGAGAAGTTAATTACATTAGTATGTTGCTGGGAATCGAACCTAGCAGAAGGTGCCTTAGCAATTTCAACCACAGAAGCAAGACAGTCTTTCAAGTCATCATGCTGTGGCCTAGCTAGTAACAACTCCTCCTCCAAGGCAGGAGTGTGTCCGCCGCGAAAGTGATATATCGTAAGATTCTCATAACGTGGTTCTAGGATTGACGCGATACGTTCTTCCTTAGAGCCTTGGTTACGATTAGGACGATACTCATCAATCACTATGGACATCCCCTCCTGCCTGATACGATCTTTTAAATCATTACATATGATTGCTTGTGCAACAGTCACTTCCGCTCGTAGCTTCTTGAACTGCCACTTAGCGTGGAGATCAATAACTCGTTCATAGTAATCCGCAATCTTATCTGTTTTGAATCTAGCCATATCTAATACATAGATGTAGCCTTCTGAATCCATACCTACAACAACGATTGCCGTATAGTCTGCTTTCTTACTACGTGAGAACGCAAAGTCGATAGCCGCATATACGTTAAGTCGTTTACTTCCTAGATACCAAGTCCCGTCTTCTTGTCGTAACCTAGAAGTCTCGTAGTATTGAAACCTAGAGTGGTCTAGTCGGTTAGATTCAGGGTCATTTGGGTCATTATAGTACTGGGCGAAGAACTGGGTTCTATCTGTGTACATGGCTGAAATTCTTGCAAGCTCTCTTCGGTCAAATCCGAATTGCTTCCCATCATCTCTTGCTTCACGAGGCCAGATAAATACACCGTCAGTCTCGACTGTTCTTTCGAATGTGTCCCAGATAAGTTCTTCATCTACAAGCTCACCTTCATCGTTATAGACCTGCATGGTCTGTGTAAGCCACAGTGAGTATTGATCGCCGGGGTGGTACCTAGTACCACATGCCTTCACTAAACCGCCTGTATTGAGAATAGAGGCCATCTGAGACATAGAAGCAGCAACCTTACGGCGACCCTCCTCTGTATAAGCATTGTCAGGGACTACTACGTCATCAGGAACTAGCACATCAGAGTGTGATCCTGTAGTTGTAGTTGTTAAACCTGCTGCACGTATCGTAGGGTCCCGAACACCCTCTTTAACACGTATAGGATGATCTACCATAATCTCAGTAGATGACCACTTAGCTCTTTTCCCTTCATCAGGGTGAATCATTAAGGGCCAGTATCTACGATAGATGTCTGACGCTAGTATTTGTTTAATAGCAAACAACTGTTTCTCAGCAAGATCGCTTGTCGCTGAGAGATATAAAATTGTAGTGGCTGGGTTTTTAGTAATCCACCAAGCACACCAAACTGCAATGCAGTGGCTCTTCATATGAGAGCGAGGCAGAAGAAGAAGCTGGTTAGGCTTCTCCTCTGACATTAACCAAGAGAATACATCTTTATGAAGGTC